TTGCCATACTCTTTGGCTTCTTTCTCGCCTTTTTCTGTGTATGGGAATTTCTTGTTTCCAACTTGTGGCATATATTTCCTATCGAATTAACTTGGTTGCAACAAAAGAAATAACACCGCCAATAACAGAGGCGATAGCCATTCCCACAAAGAAACCGCCTTTAGACTTGTTAGCCATCTCAAGCAGCAATTTAATATCTTGGCGAAGTCCATGGACTTCTGCTTGTAGAGCCTCAACTTGGGCTTCTAGCTTACCAAATTCCCTTGGATCAATTTCCGACATTTGCAACCTCTTTTCTAGGTCTTCCACCACGGGATTTAGGTTTATCTTCTACTTCCTTTGGAGTTTCCTCAACAAGAACGTATCCTTCGTGACCTTTCATGCTATCAATATCGTGCTGATAGGTGAAAGTTATTAAAGTACCAGACTGTAAACAACGAAAAGTAGCCATAAAAAACTCCAAAAAAAGGGGGGTATTAGCCCCCTTTAAATTAGACCAAACGAACCACAACGCACTTAATTGTTGTGCTTGCCAAGTCCACAGTAGCGGTACTTTCGTTTTGGAAACGAATAGAGACAGTATTTGCCGCTGAAACATAAGGCGTGATGGAGAGGCCAGAGACATCCACACCCATACTTACGTTCATCACAATATCGCCCAAAGCAACGCCTGGAACTGTAATTGTGTTTGTCTCACCAGCGCCATCTACCAAAGATGAAGCGTTGAGAGTTGCTGTTACAGACCAAGTATCCGAAAAAAGGCCTCGGAATTGGTCAGTTCCCCTACGGGAAACTACTGCTGTTGCTGCTGCCATAATAAATCTCCTTGATGTAAAAAATCCCCCCACCGATTAAGGCGAGGGGAAAAGGCAACTATTAGGCTGGAACTGCTAACGCAAATGCGCTAGAAGACAAAGCTGCACCAGTTGTGGCGGCTGTACGCATGGCTTTTACACCATACAGAGTGTCAGATGTAAACAGAGTAGCGAGGTACTCTTGTTTGTACTGAGTCTGTGAACGAACACCAACTTGCTCAACCAGAACCATAGAGTCCTTGTGACCCATCAAGCAGATACGATCTGTTGCAGTATTACCTGCGCCAGTATCAGCATTGCTAGATGTGAACACGGGGATACCATACAGTTGACCGATTTCACCAGTACGGATTGCGTTACCATTACCCACAAAAGCCTGTTCTGTATAACGGGAAAGACCCATCAACGTATTGCGGCTTGAAGGAGGAATGATGAAGAAACGACCATCCATAGGAGTGTCATTGTCATCCAAACGCTGAATCGTGCGACGAATAGCGGCATCAGTCAACGCAGAAGCATTGGAAGATGTGCTGTTGTAAGCAGTAGTACCATCACCGCCAATATAGGCTTTGGTGGATGTATTGCTTGTTGCGTAGTCGTTAGTACCGACAGTTGCACCATTGAAAGCACGACCCAATTGGATCAAGTCGGTATCAACTTGTTTAGCCAAAGCGTAACCAGCATCGGCAGTATAGAACTGACGCAAACTGTTCAATGCTTGTGCTTCAACAATGTCCTCAATGAAACGTGAGTACTCATAGTGCTTGTTAATCAAGACTTGAACTTCTGTCTCAGTATCGGCAATCAGAGTCACAGCAGTAGATGCCGCTTTTGCTGATGCGTTACCACGAGTAGGAGCTGGAATGTGAACTGTGTCACCCTTCTTGCCCTTGAAGTTCATCTTCATTACGATGTTAGCCAAAACAAGGTTTTTCTTGTATGCGGCTACGATTTCATCAGACCAGATTTCTGGGATGAATTTGTCTGCGGTTGTTACTGTAACCGCTGGTGTTGGATATGCCATGATTAAATCTCCTAAAGTTTAACGAACTCGACCTTCTGAGTATGCTGCCATAATTTCTTGACTTAAAGCATCATAACGATCTGGGTCTTGCATTTTGAGCCGAATAAGGTCTGCCCTTCTGTATACCCTCTTTGATGATTCACCAGAACCACCTACATCAACACCTACTGCTTTTAAGTTCTGTTTGCGAGTTACCTCGCCCTCATTACTTGTTTGCTTCTGTTTAACAGAACGTAGCTGTTTATAGGTAGATAGCAATTCATTGGCTGAGTCGTAATCATATCCAGAATCGGCTTGCTCGAAGATTTTAATGCGAATAGGGCTAGATTTCACCCAATTTGCAAAGTCCTGATCTTTGGCAATGTCTCCAAAGTCGGGATGCTCTTGCGCTAACCTTTGCTGAATCTGTGACCTTTTCATTTCTAGCGTTACTTGTCGTGCCGCTAGGATGTCTGGGTGATTATCAACAGTCTTTTGAACTGCCTTCTGTGGATTCTCAAAGAAATCTACTTCAGGCTCTTCCTGTCTAGTCTGTTGTTGTCGTGAACCAAGGTTCTGTTTGATAAGTTCATCGGCTAACTTTCTAACCTCGCCTACTTCCTGTGCTTGCTTTCCAATTAGCTTTTCAGCCTCTTGGTGCATCTTCACAATCTCGTCTAAACTTTTTTCCCTGTATTTCTCAGGAAGTTCATTCTTTTGCGAAATCTTCTGTTCTTCGATCTCTAACTCACCCAACTCTTCTTTGTCATCATCAACTAACATACTTTTTTCCTTTTCCTGCCGTTAATCGGTTGTAGGAGATTCAACTCGGCATAATTGCTTATGAGTTGATTTTGCGTTCAGTTTTTAACTTGTCTAAGTGGCTTTTCTCGAACTTTCCATGCGCTGATGGAAACGCTCCAGACCACCCTTCTAAGCGAAAAGCTGGCGCTGAGAGAATGCGATGAGAATCCTCACCACACTCACACTTCAGACTTGTTGCCTCATAATCAACAAATCTTTCTGTCTTATGCCCGTTTATACAGGCAAATTCATACATTCTTCTCATTTAAGTCCTCAAATGCTCTTTCGCTGACTTGTTTTAAGTTCTTCAGCCAAATAAGGATTGAATACTCACCTTTTCTGAATTGTAGACTTTTTTCATCTGCAATCGTTGCGATATTATTCAAAGGCTCTATCATTTTGTCAATATCTTCCATTAAATCTATCCACCCTTGAGTAGACATCATGTCAAATCGAGCGTCATAATACTTTTGTAGTTCAGGTGTCATGTCATCCATTCTTTATTGGCAAGTAGTCTGGGATCATTGGGTTTGAATTTTAAAGCCTCATCAAGCTCTTGCTTTGCCTTATCCTTATACCCAAGATGCCAAGCGGCAATACTGCAAAGGTCGTGTGGTTTGTCAGACCATGCAGAGGGGTCCATTGTGTAGACCTCCAACTTTTCTTTAATTTTCAATGCCCTGTTTGCCGCAAAATAACAAGTCTCCCAATCGTTAGTGTTGTAGCAGAACATGGCGTAATCTACCCAAGGCTCACGGGTGTTAGCCTCCTCAAGACAAGCGCCTTGATACCATTTCTCAGCCTCTTTGATCTCACCAAGGCTTTCGTGTGACTTGCCCAAAAGCCTCATGGCATAGCATCGCTCATGGCTCCAAACAGCTTGTGGCATTGTCAGGTACTTTTTGAGCGCAGGGATAGCCTCTTTCCATTGACAATAAAACGTCAATTCTCTAGCGTAGTAAAAAGCATTGCGGTGGCAATATGGGTCCTCTTTGACCGCAAGTTCTAACAAAGGTAAATACTGACTTCTTGACTTTGTTTCATCAGGGTGATGACTTACCAACAACATATCGGTATGTGCGTACACCTCTGGAATTCTGTTATCAGCACGAATGTACTCATGGATTGGGTGATGCCAATGGTAGCCATAGCGATGATGGATTTTCTCGCTATAAAACATAACGCCATTGCTCCAATCAAACTTATATCGCATACGGGTTGTATCTGTTTTCCATACCCGTTCTATCTCTTTTCTCCATCCTGGCTCTAGCACTTCGTCTAAATCAAGAGATATACAAATATCAATGTCAGATGGAAGTAAGGCAAGTGCGGCATCTCTGGCTTTGTCAAAGCGCCAAGGTTTTACGCATATATCAAACACTCTAGCGCCAGCATTCATTGCTTGCTGAACAGTATCATCAGTTGAGCCTGTGTCAGCAATGACAATCAAATCAGCATCTTTGGCTGAATCACAAAACCGTTTAACGAAATGCGCTTCGTTTTTGCTAATGGCGTAGACAGCTATTTTCATACTTAGCAGTCTTCAGCGTCCTCAAAACCTACTTGCAGCTTCAGGTCAGCATATAGACCATCCATCAGATTACCCTGTGGAGTTGGGCAATAGAAGGCGTGTTGTGCTACTTCTTGAGCATTTGCTTGCCTTGCATCAGCATTGGCAGACACAGACACTTGGTACTGCACTTGGTCTTTGTTGCCAAAGATGTTGGTGATACGGGCGTATGCGTCTGTGAATGGAACGCCTACGTTGCTTGTGGGGATAGAGATTTTCAGAGCCATTAGAAAGTTACCTCAGTTGTTTCGATTTTTGTTACCCAGCGGATTGTGGTTGCTGCTGCACCAGTTACCGTAACAGCGATACCGCCATTGGTTGTGTCAGCAGTGACCGCCAAAACCCATGTGACAGCGCCAACGTCTTGAGCAATAACAGTTGGAGTCACAGCAGCAACCAAAGCTGTAGATGCAGCGTTAGCGCCTCGCTTAATAACGCCTTCAAACTTCCAACCAGATGTAGCACCGCCACCAGTGACGTTGGCAATGCAAGTGCCTTGAAATGTGTAGGCGCTGTTATTGGGTAGGATTACTTGGTTGCTTGTTCCTGCTCCAGAGGTATTGCTTGCCAAAATTGTTGCAGTTGCATCTGTTGTTTGCCGTCCTATCAATAGCGTTGCAAGTTGTTGTCTTCCAGCAGCGGCGATAATAGGAGAACTGCTTGCAGGGATAACAAAATATCCAGAAATTGATCTTGTTGTGCCGTAGTTACCGCCAACAACTACACCATTAGCAGAATTTGTTGTGTGATTTGTGCCGCCAACAATGGCAGAGTCGCCTCCGCTTGCTGTGCTGCTTGAACCGCCAATAACAGCAGCACTTGAGCCGCTTGCTGTGTTGCTTGAGCCACCAACAACAGCAGAACTTGAACCGCTTGCTGTGTTGCCTGAACCGCCAAATGTTCCGGATGCTGAACCAGACGCAATGTTTCCCGAGCCAAAAGAAACTGCATTTGGATTTGATGCAGAAATAGGTGCTTGATTTAAAGAAATCCAGCCTGTTTTTGTATTTGAAACACTACGAGAAATGAAATTTTTTGAATAGCATAAATCAAGAGTTTGTCCGGCAGTTAAAGAACCTAAGGTAGTCGATGACCCCAATCCACTGGCATCAGACGATTTAACGGATATTGGAGCCGGAAAGTTTCCGTAAAAAGTATTGACAAGTTTTATTTGCTTACCTTCAATAGGCGATGGTGGCAAATAAAGATTTATTGTGTTAGTGCTTCCACCGCCAACAATAACTTGAATTGGCGCACAATCATCTGTTAAAGAAATTGAAATTAACGATCTATCCGCAGTAGAAAAATCCCACACCTGAATCGCAGGTGTGTTCTCAGATGGAAAGCCCGTAAACATTAGTAATCCCCGCCAATAGCAGTCAGGTGAAAGCCTGCCGCAACTGCTGTACCAAACGTAGCATACACACGGTAACCTGCTGCCAAACTAATGCCTAATGGCAAGATGATGTCAGGCAGTTCTGCTGTTTGCGATACCGTTGTTGCAGACAGTGATCGCTCAAGATACAACGTGTTGTTGGCTGCTGTTGTAGTTACAGAACCGTTGTTCAACCAGATGCGGATCACAGTCGCCACGTTAGTTCCAAGCGCCCTAACTTTAATAAAATCTAGCCGTGAACCATCAACAGCTTTGCCCGTAAAAATTGGGCCGTAGATCGTGCCGCTGGTCAGGTCTGTGGTGGTGTTGGCAGTAACTCCAGGAGTTGCCGCATTAGCCGCAACACCACTTACCCAAGAGTTAACAGGGATTAGCGGAAAAATAGGGTTTGTATTCTGTGCCATTTACATTGCTCCAATTGACCAAGATTGTAATTTAGGAATAGGGGATGATGTACCACCACCGCCACCTGATACGGCAACTGTAACAGCCCCACCCGTGTTTGTCGCTGTAACTCCTGTACCTGTGAAGTTTAAACTAGTTAATGCAGTAGTAAGTGTTGAACCTTCATCTT